TGCAACGAGGTCACGCGAGCCCTGCCGCTCTGGTGCGACCGCGACCTGCGGGAGGCCAAAAAGTGACATACGACGAGATACAGAAGGCCTGGCAGCTCGTCCAGCGGTACGGACCGCCGAACTCATGGACGGCGACCAACGGCACGCTCGCCGCGGCCCTCGGCCGGGCGCTTGAGGAGATCGAGCGACTCCAGTACCGGATCGCGATCATGGAGGAGAAGAGGTCGTGATCATCGGACTCACCGGCGCCGCCGGCTGCGGTAAGGACACGGTGGCGAACATTCTGGCCCGCCGCGGCTTCGAGAGCCTCGCGTTCGCTGACCCGATCTACAAGGCAGTTGCCGCGATCACCGGGCTCTCTCAGGAGGAGCTGCGGGACCGCTCCCGCAAGGAGACTCCGATCCCGTGGCTCGGCAAGTCGCCGCGCGAGCTGCTTCAGACGCTCGGGACAGAGTGGGGCCGCGACATGGTCCGGCAGGACATCTGGATTCGCGTCGCGATGCAGCAGGCCTCCGCGATTGCACGGTGCGTCATCACCGACGTCAGGTTCGAGAACGAGGCGGCAGCCATCAAGACTGCCGGCGGCCGCGTCTGGCGGATCGTTCGGCCGGAGAGCTGTCTGACAGACCAGGCCGCCAAGCACTCCAGCGAGGCCGGAATCCCCAACAGGCTCGTCGATCTGGTCGTCCAAAACAACAGCACGATCGAGGCCCTGGTGGCCCGCGTGGAGGCAGCGTTCGTGATAAAATAGCTACAGGAGGCCACTATGCGCCTGCTGCTGGCTACGTTGATCGCCGCCGCCGCACTTGAAGCCGCCGCCGCCGAGCTCTGGGTCTTCACGCGACCAGGCTGCGGGCCGTGCGAGGCCCTCAAGGCGACGCTGAAGGCCGACCCGTCGCTGGCGGCCGGATACGAGGTGTATCTGGTGGACGTCAAGGAGCACCCGAGGCTGGCGACCAAGCATGGCGTGAAGGCGGTTCCGGTGCTCGTGCTCTTTTCTGAAGGAAAAGAGTGCGGCCGCAGGGTCGGCTACGCGAACAAGGAAGAACTCGCTGACTGGTTACGGATCAAATCACGGAGGATCAAGAAATGATCGCAGAGGCCCCGGTTGCGGCAGCGGGCGGAGTCACCCAGGTGCTCGACAAGATTCGAGCGTTCGTCGCCACGGCGCAGACCGTCGCGTCTGACGGCCTGACCCTTGGCGAGTTTGCGGAGCTCACGGTCGCGCTCCTGCGTGTCACGATCGACGCCGTGGACTCGATCCCGATCGACGGGCCGGCGAAGAAGCAGTGGGTGCTCGAAGGCGTGGCGATGCTGTTCGACGCCGTCGCCGACAGGGCCGTGCCGATGGCCGCGTATCCGATCTGGATTCTGGTCCGTCCGGCCGTTCGTTCACTCGTCCTCGCCGTGGCGGGCGGCGCGGTCGAGTCCATCCTTCCGCTCGTGAGGCTGGTCAAGTGACTCTCTATCTGATCATCGCGGCAGCGGCAGCCGTCGTTCTCTGGCCGCAGCGGAAGTCAGAATCCGTTCGAGCCCCAGGCCCGTTCGGCGCAACTGCCCGCGGCGTCGACAAGGCGTCCGCTGGCTATCAGGCGGCGATCATGGCGCTCACCGCAGTCCGGCACCGGCTGGTCAAGACCGAGAAGCTCGGCGACGAGGAGCGGAAGGCCGTGGACTGCCTCACGCTCTCGCTCGTCAACGGCTCTGACATGGAGTGACCAGTGGAACCTCGCAAGCTCGTCGCCGCTGCTCTCGTCGCGGCCGCCGCCGTTGTCCACGTTGCCGAGCAGCAGCCGGCTCCTGGCCCGGCGCCGACGGGCGAAATCGTGCTCAAGGGGAAGTTCGCCGGGCCGACGGCCTACGCTGACGCGAGGATCGTCGAGCATCTGACGCACGAGATTGCCGACGTCATCGAGACGGACGGCCAGCAGGAGAAGCCCAGGCTCTCAACAGGCGTGCAGCTCGACGACCTGCGGACGCGAGCCCGCGAGTTTCGATGCCGCGGCGAGCGGATCGGCGAGCGGCAGCCGGCCGTCAACGAGGCGGTGTCAAAATATTTGACAGAAAAACTGGGCGAGTCCGGCGGGCCAGTGACGCCGGAGCAGCGGCAGGCTTGGGTCGATTGTTACCGCGAGATATCGAGGGCCGCCCGTGTCTCGCCGTAGTCTTCAATTTCTGATTCTCGCGGGCCTTCTTCTCGCCGCGATCTTCGCCGACTACCGCCGGCCCGAGAACTACGGATACACGCCGAACCCGAAGGGCGTCGAGCAGTTCATCCGAGAGCTGCCGCAGCCGTACTTCCGTCAGGCCGGCGCCGACGCTATGGCGAAGGCCGAGGGTCGAGACACATTTCTGTATCGCTCGCTGCTGCGTGCGCACGAGGCACGATACGGAACGCCGTTCGTTGTCGGCCGGCAGCAAATTGGGAGCTGTGTCGCCTGGGGAGCCCACCACGCCGTCTGGTGCGCAGAGGCGGTGAGCTGGGAGCTCGGCGAGATCCCAGAGCCACCACTGCGTCCGGTGACGAGCGTGATTTACGGCGGAAGCAGGGTAGAGGCCAGACAGGACAACCCAGAAGGGTTCGACGGCTCCTCGCCTCGAGGTGGCTTTGGCGATGGCAGTTTTGGGGCCGCCGCGGCGCGCTGGCTCCAAGAGTTTGGCGTCGTTTACGCGCAGGACTACCCAGGGATCTTTGACTACACGACCGAGGGATTCACGGGGGCGAGGGAGAAAGAGGAGGGCGCATACGGTGCCGGCGGCAGGGGCGACAACTACCGAGTCGACAAGCTCGCGAAGCAGCATCCGTGCCGACACGTTGTCAAAGTTGAGACATGGGAAGAGTTATGCGCCGCGATCGAGAGCGGCTACCCGGTCACGGTTGCGTCTGGGCAGGGTTTCTCAAGCCGTCGATCGGAAGGCACTGGGCCTGAAGCCGGCATCGCCGAGGCGTCCGGCGTGTGGATGCACCAGATGGCGATCCTTGCAATCAGGCATCGAAAGAATGGCTCGCCAGATGATCTGGCTTTGATCCTGAACTCATGGGGGCCGAACGCTTCGTCGGGCGGCAAGTACCCGCCCGATCAACCGGACGGCTCGTTCTGGGCGCGGCGCAGCGTCGTAGAGCGGATGATCCGCTCCGACTCGTGGGCGATCGGCGGCGTCGACGGCTTCAAGTATCGCGACATCAGCCACAACAAGTGGCTTGGATTGCCAAGCGATTTCTCGAAACTCGTGAAACCGGAGAGGCGGCTATGAGTCGGTCCAGGGTTGTCATGTGCGTCGTTGCGGCGCTCGTCATCGGATGGGTTGCCAACGACGTTCTCTCGCAGCCGCAGCAGAAGAAGCGGCCGATCCTGAACTTCATCAAGAACTGGTGGTGGGTGCCGCTGCTGCTCGACGAGCCGCAGAAGCCTGTCTCGCTCGACACACCGAAACGCGAAATCGGAGCCGACGGATTCGCCGTACTCCGGCACGGAGACTCGCTGTGACGTACATCTTCTCACTGCTGGCCTGGGTGATGGCTCTCTTCGCCCCGGCGTCTGGCGTCGAGTCGGCGAGGTGCGCCGCCTGCGTCTCGGTCGCGTACTCAAGCCTCGCCGGTGGGCAGCGGCCCGAGCCGCAACCGCCAAGGCCAGAAGAGTGCTGCACTGACTGCGGCGGCACTGGCTGGGTGAAGACGCCGGAAGGCTTTCGGACACCATGCCCATGCCCGGCGGACTGCAAATGCAAACAATCGGAGAAGCTGCAATGAGGTACTTGTTTATCGCCCTGGCCCTGGCGGAGGCTTCCGCCTTCGCCGGCGAGGCAACGGTCACAGACCAGTTCGAGCTCGACGCTCCGTTCGAGCGCGTGACGGCGTGGATCGACGCCAACGGCGCGGCGATTCGCGACGCCGTGAACGTCAAACTGGTCGAGCAGCACCGCGACACGCTGACGCTCCGCCGCGAGAACAACCGCGGCTGCTGGGTGTGGAAGCAGCGGGAGGACGTCAGCAAGACTGCCGGCCGCTGGAGCTACACAACGAAGCTCGTGGAGTGCGTCGAGGGAGGCGTCACCCGGCTCGACGGGACCGTTACAATAGAAGAACTGGGCGGCCGCACGAAAATCACGGCCACGACCTCCGCCGAGGTCGAGGACATCAAGAGCCGCGACCTGCGGTTCGACCTGTTCGCCAGGGCCAGGCGGATCAAGAAGCTGATCACGGAGGCTGTCGAATGAGCAAGACGCTCGCGATCTCGCTGGTTCTCAACGGGATGCTGGCCGGTGCGATCGCCGGCTACGCGGCGGCCGCGTACCTCGGCTGCGGCGAGTGCAGCAGCCTGCGGGTCTTCCAGGCGGAATAGGTCCGCCTCTCACCACTATAGAGTCGCAAAATGGCGATGAACCCCCGTCTCCTTCGCCCGCGCGCCAGCCAGCAGGCGGCTCCGTGCGCCTATCCGGCCAGCCTGCTCCTGCACTTCGACGGAGCGAATGGCAGTGCGACGTTTACGGATTCGTCTTCAAATAACGTGCAGCCAACAGCCATCAACAGCGCCGTAATAAGCACGGCTCAAAGCGTGCTTGGTGACGCGAGCGGCTATTTCGACGGGACGGCAGACTTGGCGTATGCGCCAACGGACGCCACAAGATTTGGAACCGACGATTTCACGATTGAGTTTTGGCTATACGTTACATCGTCGCCGCAAGACAACCAAGTCATCGCGACGTTCAACATATGGCCCGCGGCCACTGGATTCACAATCAACTACACCAACACCACGATTGCAATTTTTACCGGAGGGTTCGCCGATGAGGTGAGAGTGACAAGGGGCGGCAACGATGCGTGGCACCACTATGCGTTCGTTCGACAGGGCGGTGTGGTTTCCATATACGTTGATGGCGTCCCAGCCACGCCAACTTCATCTGTCGGGTCGCTCGCTGGCAATTTCACTGACGGCTTGCAATTCATAGGACGGCCGTATGACGTTGACTTCTACAAAATTCACGGATACCTAGACGACTTCAGGATCGTGAAGGGCCTCGCCGTTTATGAAGGGCCGTTCAACCCTCCGTCTGCGCCGCTTTCGGCATGTGCTGCGCCGGTGCCTGTGAGCCGGGACGCCAGCCTGCTCCTGCACTTCGACGGCGACTTCGATGACGCTTCGCCGAACGGAATTGTTGCAACAGCCAGCGGCGCGAGCATTGATACCACCACCACACAGTTTGGTTCTGGGAGCGGTTACTTTGACGGGGCGAGCTTCGTGCAGGCGGATGGGGGCCAGCCGACCACAGACACGTTTACTGTTGAGGCGTGGCTGTATGCGACCAGCGTTCCGAGTGACGCCGTTATTTTGGATTTCAGGTCTGCGCAAGACAACGACGGACTTGTCTTATTCATCAATCCGTCTCTGGAATTGCAGGTGTTTGATGGAGCGCTTCGGAATTCGTCTACGGCGGCCATAACGCTTGAGGCGTGGCACCACGTCGCGTTGTCTGTTTCAGACGGAAATGGAACGTATTTCATTGACGGCGTTTCCGCCGGATCGCTTACATGCGCTGTCAACAGCTCACTAAAACTGCGAGTTGGGATGAGGTACGACGGCGCCGCGCCGTTCTATGGGAATATAGATGACCTTCGTGTTGTCTCTGGCCTCGCCGTCTACACCGGCCCGTTCAACCCACCGACTTCTCCGCTGCCAGCCTGCGCTACGCCGGTTCCGGTGAGCCGGTATGCCAGCCTGCTCCTCCACTTTGATGGCGACTTCGATGACGCTTCGCCGAATGACCTGACGGTTACGGTGAACGGAGATGTGGTGACAAGTTCGGCGCAGAGCAAGTTCGGAGGGGAGAGTGGTTATTTTGACGAGGCGTCCACGCTTGCTTACCCCGACGACGCCTCCGTTGTTGGCTACGAGGATTTCACGATTGAGTTCTGGGCATACCCAATCTCAACCGCGAGTCTTGTGTCAGTCGGATACTACGTTCCGTTCGCCAGCGATGCCGCCGGCGGCGTGTCTATTGTGATTGACGATGACGGACACGTTTGGACGGGCCGCTCATTGATTGGCGACAACATTATCAGCAGCAATTCCGTGATTTTTGATGAGTGGAATCATATTGCTGTTACGAGACAAAACGGCGTCAGGCGAATTTTCGTCAATGGCTCTCTCGGCATAGAGGACTCTACAAGCACCGATTACACGCAGGGGGTTGTGCGGCTTGGCAGCGACGGCGGCGGGACATCGCTGTTCTATGACGGTTACATCGATGACCTCCGCATCGTGAAGGGCCTTGCCGTTTACTCCGGCCCGTTCAACCCGCCGACCGCTCCGCTTGCCGTAACCGCTACGCCGGTTGCGCCAACGGCGGCGATTGTCCAATACCTTGTGGTCGCTGGTGGTGGCGGCGGCGGCAGTGGTGGCGATAACACCAGCGGCGGTGGCGGCGGCGGCGGATACTTAGCAGGCACTTTGTCGTCGGCGTTCGGCGATGAACTGACTGTCACGGTGGGCGGCGGCGGCGCTGGCGACACTAATGGCTCCAATTCATCGCTTGGCCTCATCACGGCCTACGGTGGTGGCTGCGGCGGCGGCCAGACGGACGGTGCTTCAGGTGGCTGCGGTGGTGGCGGAGGCTGTAGTAGCGCCGGAACGCTATTCCTTGGTGGCGTTGGCTCGCAGGGCGGCAATGGAGGAACGGGGCAGCACACCCCCGGAGTGTGGGAGGGCGGTGGTGGCGGCGGAGGCGCTGGCGGAAACGGTGTGAACGGAGACGCGAGCGCTCCGGCGAACACCAACGGAGGCGTGGGTATCGAAAGCTCTATCAACGGCACCCCGACATACCGTGCTGGCGGCGGCGGTGGTGGCATATGTTGCGGCATGAACGGAGACGGCGGGACGGGCGGCGGCGGGACCGGAGGTTCTGACTTCGGTCCTTCGGGCACCGATGGCGGCGCTGGAGAGGCCAACAAGGGCGGTGGTGGCGGCGGAACAAGGGGGCCAGCGGCAACCCCCGGCGCTGGAGGGTCTGGTGTCGTCATCCTCCGCACGCTGGCGACCGCAGCATCCACAACCGGATCGCCAAGCGTAACTACAGACGGCTCGCACAACGTCTACACGTTCACCGGCAGCGGGAGCATCACGTTCTAATGGCTCACTTTGCAGAACTAGACGAGCAGAACCGTGTGGTCCGCGTTGTGGTTGTCGCAAACGCTGCGATCACTGTGGGCGGCGTCGAAGACGAGCGGCTTGGCGTCGATCTATTGGAAAAGCTTCACGGGCATCGGCGATGGAAGCAGACGAGCTACAGTGGCGCTATCCGCAAAAACTACGCTGGGGCTGGAATGACCTATGACGCTTCCCGAGATGCGTTCCTGCCGCGTCAGCCGTTCCCGTCATGGACGATAGACGAGCAGACCTGCCGCTATGTGCCGCCAGTTCGCAGGCCCGAGAACGGGCTGCACAAATGGAGCGAGGAAGAGCGCAGGTGGATTCCAGTGACGCCGCTGCCGCGACGGCAGTGACGCTCTTCCCACAACATAGGGTCGTTCGGATTGCCTGCCGTATCCGA